CTATCGCTCTTCACCTCTGGCACCTGCGGGCAAGGCTGGGCCAGGTTGGCCGGCAGCATTGGCCAGACGGCCGGCTTCGTTGAGGTGCCGCAGCCGCCCAGCGTCAATGTGGCAGCCAGCAGGCAGAGGGCTCTGGACTTCGACACGGGTGTACCTCTCGATGATCTTGGGGTTGGCGTCGCGCAGCGCGATGAGCGCCCCCTCCAGGGTTTCGGATATGCCGCCCAGGCGCACCGTCTGACGCTTGAACTCGGCCAGTTCGGCCAGCGCGTAGTCGGCGTTTGCCTGGTCGATGCCGGCACGGTACTGAGCTGAGCCATACCAGCGCACGCCCAGAACGGAAACGACCACCAGGATGGCGCCGATCAGATACGGCGCCAAAGTACGTAGCGATACGTTCATGCACGCCCCTTCCAGTCGCGTGGAATCTGGAAATGCGGGCCGTCTTTGAGCGTCTTCCAGTCGCCGCCCCACTCCACCGGCACGCCAAGCTCGGCCGCGCAGGCTTTGACCATCTGAGCCAGATCGGCGAAGGCCTGCCAGTTGCTCCACGGAATCGCCCCACCGATCAAAGGCGCCAGGTCGACGGCATGGCTCAAGCCATCCGCCTGCGGCAAGTGGTAGCTGGCTATTGTCTGGCTGGCGCCCTTGGCGACGTTCTCGCGCTGTTGCGCAATGGTCCGGACGCCTTCCACCACGGTGAAATCGACAAGGGCGCGCTGAATCGCCAGTTGGACGATCGCGACCAAGTCAGGATGCACGCCGACCAAGCGGCTTAGGCTGCGTGGAGATAGCTGAAACGTGTTCATTGGCGGGGCCTCCGATGCTCCGCCGTCGCCGCGGTGACAAGCAAAGCCACCGATCTGGCCAGCACCGCCCAAAGCGTCAAGGTGTTAGAGCCTTCCACGTCATGCCCCTTTTCCGCGCACGCGGTCAATCACGGCCTGCCATAGCGCGCCAATGGGGGCTGCCAGCACAGCCTCCCACCCGCGCGAAACGATAGCCATGCCAAACATGCCAGTCAGAAATCCAGCCAACCCCTCCGGAATGCCCAGCAGCAGCGACAGGTACGGCGAGGCGTAATAGGCGACCAATGAGCCGCTCGCTGCCATGCCCAGCCGCGCCGGCCACGACCCTTGCAGGTAGTGCATCGACACCACCGCGCCCAACACGCCAGCAAGCTTTGCCGCGAGGGCGTCGAAATCTTGGATGTTCAATCTCGTTCCTCGTAGGACTGGGTAGGGTGATGGGTCACCCCCTCTGCCCCCCCAAACCACCGTACATGCGGTTCCGCATACCGCGGTTCAGTTGCGCCACGCCTTCATGCCGTTACGCTTCACTTCAACCACTGTGACCAGTTCATGGCGGGACTCGCAACCACAGGAGTGCGCCCATGCTGGGCACACCAAAAAAAGCCCGCAGAAGCGGGCTCGGGATCCTGTCGAAGTTGTGCGCCTGCCGTCACACGGGGGCCTGCGGCCAATCAATGGACTGCGGGAATCCGGATTGCAACGGGACATCACGGAGCGAGGCACGGTAGTCGAGCTGGTGCCGGGCAGCGCATTCGGCGTACTGGAACGCCAGCGCCGCATGCACCTTCGCTAGATCGTCCCAGGAGGTCGAATCAACGCGGGGGATCGGCGGGCACAGCTCACTGGCGCACGCCATACAAATGCCGCTCCAGCGCGATGCCCGTCACCAGCTGCACGCCCAGCGCGGCCGCGGCGGCATAGCCCTTCCGGCCGATCAGGATTGCAGGCAGACCCACTTATCCACCTCCCTGCGCGAGACCAAACCGGGCAGCGTCACCAGCACACCGCCCTGCCGTCCCTTGACCCAACGTTCGAACTCAGCACAGCCGCCGGCATAATCGCCCGCGTTGAACTTGCGCCGCATTGTGGACTGCCCAAGATTGCCCGCGCCCAGGTTGTAGGTGAAGTCGATGTGCGCCGCACGCTGCCAGTCGTTGAGCGGCGCCGTGATCAGGCGCCGCACGGCACGGTCGGCGATAGCTAGGTCAGAGTCCCGCCATGCATCGCATACGGCGTCGGTGTATAGCCGCTTCGGATCGATATCGGGGTCGGTATGTCCGTCACATACAGTGAGTACGCCAACCGGGTCGATGTAGAGCTTGCCACGAACTTTGCCTGGTTCGAAGTGCGCCACCAGCACTCCAGCGATCACTAGCGGACCACCAACCGCAGCAGCCAGGATTTTCTGTTTTAGGCTTTGAGGAATCATTTCCAGAATCCCTAAACTGCGGCCATCGCTGCCAACGTAGCCGCAATTGCCGCCGCGATATACCCGATAGGACGCACCAGCTTTCCCAGCCCCTGCAATACCTTGAAGCCCCCCGGCCAACGCCGGGAAGGTGTCCACGATGTCCTGAGTGTTCTGCCGAATCTGTTCTATCGAATCGGTGTTCTGAGCGGTGGCTACGGTGTTTGTCTGCATGTCGCGCTTGATCTTTTCCATACGGTCCTCAAACATGACGAGGCGTGCATGGGTGGATTTCACAAAAGCGGTGAGATTCGGGTCAGCCATGGGCTCCCCCAAGTCTAGTTTTGATCAATGAGAGCTTCCCAACCGATGTTCCCGGCAGTGGTATTTGGGTAATTTTCTCCGCTGGCCGTCGTCGCATTGACAGTCACAGCAGTGGCTGACACCCCTTGAACATCGGGGATAAACGCGACCCCTCCTAGCGTCGTGCCATTCGCTTTGAAAGTGATGACTGTCGGAAAAACCGGGTAAGCATGGTTGAACACTACGGATGCGCTGGCGTTGTTGCTACTCGTCACCCCAGGCACGCTGGCAACACCAGATTGTCGCGGCAGCGTATATCTGGATACCGTGACGCCGGGCCCAACATTCTCGACATACGAAGCGCCTGTGGCCAGGTTGTAGACACTGGGGATAGCTACACGCGAAACGGTGCCCACACCCGAAGTACGGCTGATGCGCAAGAACTGCGTCAACCCAGATGCATCAAGATCACTCCCCTCCACAATAATGGAGGGTTGATGAGTGGTACCGGTTATGACCAGAGAAACCGCATATGCCGTCGAAGCGGGGGCCTTAAAGCTACACCCTCGCAACACAAATTTGCAGGGCGCGCGTGTTGCAGAAGATAGATTGCCGAAATCGACAATCCCGAAACCCGAAGCGTTGGGGTTGGTAATGGATTCGAAAGCACATGAAGTGAATTCGAACGAACCTCCCCGCAGTTCCGCTGCGTAAACGGCTATGCCGTTGCCATTTTGCTTACCGTTGAACCGGACACCTACGAACTTATGATTTTGGCCGCCTAGGGCTGAACCATTTTGGAACGTTCCCCCGAAGAATCTGAAATCTTCCGTATTCCCGTGAAGATCCTGAGATGCTGTTCCAGCATAGTTGCCCGTTTGGGCTACCTGCACCGTGACATCCCGGCTGCTAACACCACCCACCACGTCATAGCCGCCGCCTGTCAAACCATGCCGTCCGGCATTGAGTGATGCCCCAACCACAACACCACCATGGCTGTTCGCGATGGACAGCCCGTATTCGTCGTTCGTAGCTGGCTGACTTTGGAATGCCGAACCAAAGAATTGAAAATCCATGCAGCGCTCAAACTCTAGGGATGCCCCCAGCGCACCCGTACACCATACGTTGCGCATAACTGGGCGGTCGATCATACGCATCGCAACGCCCACAATCTCCAGGGCAGGTGCCAGCACGGTGAAGTCCGAAAACACAGTGGCCGCGCCGTCTAGGCGGTACAGGTTCACTGCCCCCAGCGCATAGCTGTCATAAAGTGAGTTCATCAACCGCACCGTCGTGCCGCTGATGCTATTCACTCGCACGAATTCCCCAGCACGGTATTGAGCGCGCCAGCCCGACCAAGAAAAATCCGTGGGGTTGTAGATAACCAGGGCATTGCCTTTCGCCACGCCGGAAACAGATGCCAGAGAAAGCGTGTCATTGCCGATGGTCGCGTTGGCGGAAAGGTTCGACACCTGTGTAAGGGCTCCGGATACGCTAATCACGCTGGCATCAGGCCAAGATGTGGCCGCGGAAGCGTCGATGATTGAGCGCGCGCCATCACCCTCCACAATGTCGCCGGGTTTGAATGCCAACATTTGGGTGATCTTGTACGAGCCCCCCGGAATGTACTTACGCCGGGACTCTGCTGCGGCAAACGCCTTCATTGGTAGCGTGTCATCGGCGACTCCATCCCCAACAGCGCCGAAATCCTGAGGCGTAAGTCGCTCTTCTAGCTTGCTTTGTACGGTGCGCGGCACCGTGCCAGTGCCACGCTGCTTAAATCCGATCATGTTGGCGCCTTTCGACGCGTCATTCGCATTCGCTAGATCGGCCCGGATAGCCGAATCCGTGTTTTGCAGGTCCTGAGAGGACGCCGCCCCAGTCACATCATCCTGTGACCACACCGAAACGTCGTTCGCATCCTTCAGAACGAACGTATAGACCTGGTTGGAAAGCAGGTAGATGATCGCCTCACCCGAGGCGTTCAGGACTATGGGGTTGGTATTGGCCGCCGACTGCTGCGCATCTTGATATGTCGCTGCCGGCGTAGTGGTTTTTTTCTGATAGGTGTAAAGCTTGGCTTCCACCATAGGGTGGCCAAAATCATCAATGGCCTTGAAGCGGGGCAGTATGTAGGATGCAACGGTCATTTCTTAGCCTCAATAAAAATGCCCCGCACGGGGCGGGGCACATGAATGAATGATGAACAGTTTTGGCGCGTTCTTATCGGCGGCGCGATTATCGGAGTACTGCCTTGGGTGATCTCATGGCTGAAAGAGTTGATTCAAGGCTGGAGCGGCCACGACGCCCGCTGCAAGCAAGACGCCGGATATGCGCTCTGCAAGCTGTGGTGCGATTTCTGGGCGACGTGCTATGAGCGCTGCCGCAAGACGATTTGCCCCGCGCAGGTACGGCAGACTCGCCGCGCCGGTTGCGGTCAGGCAGACGGCGGACAGACCGATCCGCTCCGGCGTTGTGTCCTTGATGCCGCGAGCAAGGGCGGCCAGCGCTGCGCCCCCGGCCACGATCAGCCAGCAGACGAACGCCAGCACTGCCCACAAAGTGAGAATGATGGTGCTGTCCACGTCACGCCCCTTTGCCGCTTACGCGGTCCAGCAATGCCTGCCAAAGCGCGCCAATCGGCGCTTCCTGAACGGCTTGCCACATGCGTGACATCACAGCCATGCCGAGGTACCCGCACAGAAAGCTTGACAGGCCCTCGGGAATGCCGAGGAAGTCGGACAGCCACGGCGAACCGTAATAGGCCAGGATGGTGCCCGTGGCAGCCATGCCGAGCTTTGCCGTCGGCGATCCCTGCAGAAAGCGCATAGAAACCATGGCACCAATGACGCCGGCCAGCTTTGCCGCGAAGGCGTCGAAGTCTTGGATGTTCAATCGTGTTCCCTATAGACGAAAAAAACCCGCCTAAGCAGCGCGCCAAAAATGCAAAAAGCCCCGGCACATGGCTGGGGCTGCGTTTGCTAGGGGCGCAATGCCCCGGGCCCATTGTGACCGATTGCGTGACCCCTAGGACGGGGTCTTGTGACGGAACCGTCACACGCCATGCATGAGGAAGTTCGTTCCCTGCATGGAGGCAAAAACCGCAGCCATGCGCCGAAAAACAAAAAGCCCCGGCACGTGGCCGGGGCTTTTGCATTTGCTAGGGGCGCAATGCCCCGGACCCATTGTGACCGATTGCGTGACCTATGGGGCGCGGTCTTGTGACGGAACCGTCACACGCCATGCATAGGTGCGCCCATGCCCGCCGGTTTCCGGTTCTTGGATCAGCACGCTGCCGGTATCCTGCAGCGCGTCCATGGCCCGCTGGATGCCTCTTTGCAGGCGCGTCTTTTCAGGAACAGACAAAGACCGGCCGCGCGACACATGACGCACCAGCTCCATCAAACGGAATGAGCGGCCGGGATAGCAGGCCATCAGATCCATCACTTCGTGCGCGTACTTCACGCCAGCCTCCTTTCCACCAGGCCGCGAAAGAGGCCCAGGTAGAGTTTGTATTCGGTTTCGCTCAGGGCCACGCCTGTCGTATCGGCTATCCAGTCCAGCGCCTGCGCGCGGCGCGCGCGGCCGTCCAGCTGGCCGAACATCACGTTCTTCTGCGGGTATTCGGCGATGATGATCATCCGCTCGTGCCAGGGCAGCGCGGCGTGCATCGCCTCGACCTCCATGGCGTGCTGATGGTTGATCGGGCGGTAGTCCTCCTCTTCGGAGAGGTACACCTCCATGTTTCCCACCGTGGCGCCGGACCAGGTCCATCGGGCCCAGTTCCAGAGCAGATCTTCGCCTGTCAATTTACTCATCAACCACCTCGCACTGTTTACCTGTCTTCCCGCCAGAGCCGCCCCGGCGACTGCCTTGCGCGTCCCCGCCATCACCCTTGGCGCGCCTGAGCATGTCGGCGATCCCCTTGCTCGGGTGATCGCCATGCGCGATGCGCGCCTCCCACTTTTCAATCCAGCTCCGATGTGGACGCCCGCGGTCCCTCAACACTTTCTGCGCGCCCATTTTCCTGAGCGCCGCCTCGGCCTCGGCGCGCGTCGCCAGCGTCTGGCCAGGCGCCGGCAACGCCACGCGAGGCAGCGGGATATCCGCCCAAGCGCCCTTCGCCAGTTCCTCGTTCAGGGTCTTCTCCCAGCGCGCCTTGATCGCGCCATATGTGCAGCCCAGCAGATCCACCGTGCTGACGCCTACCGCGGCCCAGTACACCGCCGGATGCGACCAGATGCCGAGCTCTCCGCGCCTGCGGGCGGACAAGCCGCGCACTGCCTCGTGATACGCCACTTCGGGAACCATCCACGGACAACACAATTTGATGAACTGCGGCAGCGTTGGCGGCCACTCCTGGGTGAGACAAGCGACCAGGCCGCGGCGTACCTGCATTTCATCCAGGCCCGCCAGCTTCTGGTTCCATGAATCCTTCAACTCGCGAGCGGTCAGGCCCTGCCATTGCTGCGCGAACTTGGCTCCGTACATCAGCAGCATTTCATTCACCACCAGCGCTCCCAAGGTGGCGGGCGGGATGTCAGCGGGTTGCATCGATCGTCCCCATGAACCGCTCGCGCGGCCTGCCGTCGTCGGCCAATACCTCTCGCAGTTCCTCGGTCCAGTCCGCCAGGCGTTGCGCCCTGCCTGCCGCCGAACCGCCTGAAGCCGGTATCCGCGGAGGGAAGAGGCCCTGATACCCGCCCGCGATGCTGTGAGCGATCACGGCGCCTGGCGGATGTCCCGCGGCCAGATAGGCGGCAAGCTGCTGCAGCTGACGCCGGGCGCCCTCCTGCGTCACCGGCTTTTTGCGGGCCTTGCGGTCGGCAATCCAACTGCCCCAGTCCTCGCGGTCCAGCCAGTCCGGCAGTTCGATCACGGCGGCGTCGAATCCGCTCCCCCGCTTGCGGGGGATGTGTTCTTTTGGTTCCTGGTTCTTGGTTCCTGGTTCTTGGTTAGCTTCCGATCCGGCTTCTGCCGGGCCATGGCCAGGTTTCTCGTCGCAACCCATGGGAAACCCATTGGGTTGTTCCGGACTGCGGTCGCCCTGCCTGGGCCGGCCGCCTCGCCTGCCGTTGGCCTTGGCGGTCTCGGCCTTGACGTGATACGCGGCAATCTCCACATCCGCGCGCTTGTTGTGCCAATGGCCGTCGCGCAGGACGAAGAACTCGGACAGCACCTGCGCGGCCGCCTCTCTTTCGTCCTCGGTACGGGCTCCGACCCACCGGAATACCTGCTGCAGGTTGTCGACGATGGGCTGCTCTTCGGCGTAATACCGGCGCAGCAGGCGGCTATAGATGGCGTCCTCGACCAGGCTCAGGTGCGCCGTGGCCTGGGCGTAGTCGCCGATGTTGTGGCTGTAGTAGTTCATGCGTGTTTTTGCATCCCCGCCAGTTCTTACCTCGCTATCATGTTCAAATCTTAGAATGCTAAGATTCTAAATGCAAGCCAACTAAGATTATTTTTGTTTAGCATCCTAAGATGACCTTTCAGAAGCGAATCACACAGGCGTTCAACGAGGAAGCGGCCCGCCGGGCGGACGCGGCCGAACCACGCCTTACCAAGACAGACCTATGGAAGGCAGCCGGCGCCTCTTCCGGCGCGGCGACGCATTGGTTCAATGGCTCCAACGGCATGGATATGGCGACCTGCATCAAGGTTGCCCCGCTGCTGCGCGTAAACGCGCAATGGCTTTATGACGGCACCGCCCCGAAGCTGCCGGCACGCGGCGGCTCCCTTGCCGCCGCGGCGCTGGCGCCTCCGCCCGCGCCGTGGCCCTTCCCCGGCATCCCCGAAGAACAAGTGCGCGCATTGCCTCCGGATCAGCTGAACAAGCTGCAGGGCGCGCTCGCATTGGCGATCGCCCAGTTGAAGCTGGGGATAGACGTCTTCCCCGTTCCTGCCGCGCCGCAAATGCCGACGGTCCTGCGCAGCGACTCGCTGGTGGACGCCTATCTGTCCCGCGACGAATTCCCCATGCGCATCGATGGCCTGCCCGCGGCGCCCTGGGAGGGCGGCAAGACCACGCGCCAGACCGAGAGCGAAGGCCGGGTCCGGATCAGCACCCAGACAGGCGTGGTCGCCAACGTAGGCGTGGGCGAACCGCCTGCCGCCAACGACCGGTTCGAGAAGGTCCCCGAACTGGCCGACGTGCGGCTGGCGGCGGGCGACCCCATCGAGAACCACGCCGAAGAGCAGACCGGCATGATCCAGTTCCGCAAATCATTCCTGAGGTCGGTGGGCGCGGACAACGGCCGAGGCCGCGTCGTGTATGCCAAAGGCGACAGCATGGAACCCGTCATCCGTGACGGCGCCGCGCTGCTGGTGGTTCCCAACGAAAGCCTGACGCTGCACGACATTGCCGCCGGCGGCGTCTACGCCATCAACTATGACGGCAAGATGATCGTGAAGACGGTGGCCAGGGAGCGGCTTACCGGGCAATGGATGGCCCGGTCGTTCAATCCCTTGCACGATGACATCCCGCTGGAGAACGGGGCATCGGTGCGGGTGCTGGGCCGGGTCGTGTGGGCGGGCGCAAGGTTGCGGGATGATGAGGCGGGGCAGTGGCGGCCTGATTGACGGGAGCGTCGGGATCTCGCCTTGCGGGTAAGCGCAGAAACCACCTCCGGGTGGCTTTTCCCTTGGCTCGCGCCGTCCCGCAGCGCGCCGAATCGTGATCAAGTTGTGGGCCGTTCGCACCTGCTTGGCTACGGCAATTCTCCCGCTGAAGCTGTCCCCCTGAGTCGCGCACGCTACGAAGACTTCCGCTTCCTGCCGGGTCCCCACCCCCCAAGTATTACCCTACGATTCATCGCCAGACGCGATTAGACCAACAGCAATCATAGAACGGAACAAGGGGAACATTCGGTGGCGGCGCTGCATCCTGGAAGGCTGGAATTCGCAAATACACTACGTGGTTTTGCAGCCATAGCGGTACTTCTATCTCACTTCGCCGGCATTTTCTGGGTAATGAATCCCGTGATATGCGACCTGCTCGGAGTTCCAACGCTGGCGAGCCTCCCGCAGAGGTCCGATTTCCTGTCATTCCTCGGCGATTACTGCATCGTCCTGGGGCAGTTCGGAGTGGGCATCTTCTTTATCATCAGCGGCCTGGTGATCCCGCTCTCCATGCAAAACAGCAGCAGGCTGAATTTTCTGTACAGACGGGCGCTCCGGATATATCCGGTTTACATAGCTGGCTTCTCGTTCGCCATGCTCACCCTATACGCGCTCTCGAGGTACAAAGAGAACGGCTTTCACTTCTCATTGTTTGGCATACTCGCCCACTTCGGCATCATTACTCGCGCGCCAGCGGGCGTGCCCCGCATCGATGGCATAAGTTGGACGCTGGAAGTCGAAATATATTTCTACCTAGTTCTTTGCTTGTTGGGCGCCAGGGCCATGCAGTTTGGCTTCGCTCGACACATCACGGCGATGCTCGTGGTTGCATCCATAGCGGCATGGACATTCAAATATGACGGCTATCCGATCGGAGTACAGATCGCGTCCGGTCTGATGCTGTTGCTTGGAATGGCCTACTACTCGCTGCTGAACAACAAGGTCACCCGGGGCGAGTTCCGGATCGTGCAGATATTGGCCTGTATCCTGATTCCGATTCTATGGCTGGGGGTCGCGCAGCGGGCTGAGTACATCTATCAATGGATGTCCGGATACATACTGGCCATTGCCGTCTTTCATATTTGCTATCTGCTGCGAAACAGCTTCACAAACAACCGGCTCCTCGGCCATTTCGCCGACATCAGCTATCCACTCTATGTGGTTCATGCCTTGTTTGGCTACGCCATCATGTATGTACTAGTGGAAAAAGGGGCCGAACCTGTAGCAGCCATAGCAGGGGCATCGCTAGCCTCATACCTTGCTGCACTCGGCATTCATCTGGGAATCGAGAGACCGTTCTTACGCTGGAGCAAAATAGCGCGTCAAGGTGCCGCCTGCGCCCAGGTCGGGTCGGGTCGGGTCGGACTCCCCTGCCCCCGTCAAAACTTGAGGAAACGATCTTTGAATTCTGCATGAATTCATCGCGCTGCACGATCTCCAGCAAAAAGATGGTCTGAACCTGGAGGTGATCGCGAATCTTCAAGTCAGCAGAGATCAATGGCGCCGAATGGTGCTGCGCCGTGGCCGCCATGAGGCTTCGGCCGGCCCCTTGTGAAACTCTCCGGGCAGGTCGATCCACGACGCCGGACTCTACTTCTTGGCGTTCATTGCATCCTGCCTGGCCTTTGCGGCGTCGCTGTCGGCTTTGATTTTTGCGCGCTCCGCGTTGCAGTCGAGTTCCAGCACGACTTTTCCGGTTTCCTTTTCCGTCACCTTGGACGCCAGCTTCAGGTCTTTGGGGTTGCCCCGATCCTTGCAGGCTTCGTATGCATAGCCTTTCGCTGACGAGAGATTCAGTCCAGGATGGCGCGGGGCGGTAATCGCAGCCTTCCATGCGCCGGATGGCTCCTGCCAGTAAGCCAAGTACTTCGTAGTGTCCGCAGGCGCACTTGCCCCAGGCTGGCTTTCCTTCTTCTTGGCTCGCTCCGCGTTGCAGTCCAGTTCCAGCACGACCTTGCCGGTCGCCTTTTCCGTCACTTTGGCTGCGCGGTTCCAAAGCTTGGGTATGCCGCGATCCAAGCAGGCCCGGTGCGCGGCTCCCTCGGCCAAATTGAGATCGGTGCCCGGTTGATTTGCCGCCGGGCCCTTCCACACGCCTGCAGGATCCTGCCATGTGGCGATGTACTGCGCCGCGACCGGAGCCGTCAGCAGCATCCCCACAATGCCCGCGCCGCATAGCCATTTCTTCATGACCGTCCCCCTTCGTTTTTTGAACAAACAGGGTATGCGCTATGGCGGTGCAAGTAACTAGCCCAAAAAGAGCAATCCAATCCTTCTGGCTGGCGGTGGCGTCCTCGGGACTTGAAATCCATCCATTTCAAATCGCGCTGCCGGCCGGCGTGCTCAACGACGCTGACTAGCGCCCCTCAACAAGCCGCTGGACCTCGGCAAACACTTCGTCAGCGAGCGTCGTCGGCACGCCCCAGTAATCGAAGATCCCGCCATCCGACTGATTCTGGCCGCACGTGACAAACACGCCCGTGCCAAACCGATTCTTGAAATGCGTCGCCAGCCACCCGACAAAGCCGCTGTTGTCCGCTTCAGGCGGAAAGTGGAATCGAAACAGCCCGAACTGTTCCTCGTGCGTGCCGTCACTGGGCACGAGCTGGCTCCATACGTTGTCGTCTCGCACCAGGGCAAGAGCATCTGCGCGGACTGCGCCGGGAAACCTATCCAATGGGAATTCGACGAACGCATAGGTGCCCGGATATATGCGTAGTCGCGCCTGGGTGATTGCCCGGCGCAGGCGTTGCTCGGTTTGCTCGGAGGTTTCGCGGGAGATGTTGACCAT